GTTAAAACCATTACTTGTTGAACCAACCAAGCATACGACCAACAGAGAAGCCAACAATTGCTACAGCAACAACAGCTAAAATAACAGCCGTGATATTAGCGATTCCATCAGTTTTAGCCGCATCAATTTCAGCAGTGTAATCAACTGCAAAAGAAGAAACAGACGAGCCTGCAAGAGCTAAACCAGTACCAACTTTAGCTACGTTTTTATTTTGAGCCGCAGCAGCAAAAAGAGATTGTAATTTTTTCATAGTATTTATATCCAATTTAAGATTTACCAAGCCAACGAACAACGCGACCTGCAAAGTGAGATGTCAAAAAAGCAGTAATTAAAGCACCCTCAATGACACCAAATAAAGCCGAATCAAATGCAAAATAAACTTCCATTAGTTCCGACAAGTTATTAACGCTAGATAATTCAGAAGAAGTAACTAACGCTAAATTAGGGCAAGTATCGGCAACACCTTCATATACAAGTGAATTAGAAGAGTTGACCGATACGCATATCACTATTTAAAGCCCACACAGATAGATTTAGAAATATCTTTCGGATCAGGCTGTAAAATCAAAATGACTTGTGAATTAAATTTCATTTTCTGTAATTCAGAAAAAACAGAAGGGTCTGGAGAAACTCCAATAGATACAACTTCAAAACCCGCCTTACGAATTTCAGTGTTATCATTTTTAAAATGATTCGTAACAGGTCGTAAATATTCGATATTGGAAAACTCATAATCACTGCCTGATTTTTTAGATTTACCTTTCATGTGAGTTAAACCAATTACATGTACACCAACTTCTTGAGACATAATTTATTCCTTTTAATGGGCCTACTAAGCCAAGTTATTTTTAATTGTAAAATTCTCACCATGTAACACGCTCTACAATGGTTTGAATGCGTTAAACGAATGCCGTTATTTTTATAAAGGCACTCAAATTACCCTTTAAAAATTAACAACTTTTAAAGGTTTGATATCAAAATCAACATGAGTTAAATCAGACTTCGGTTCGGTATACCAATCAGGACGTTGATTACTGAAATCAATTTCAACCATTTTGCAAAAAGGAATAATATTAGTTTGAGAATCTGCGGATAAATTTTGAAGCTGAGCCTTACTTAATCCGGTTGACTCCAATAAACTTTTCAAAGTTCGTCCAAAAGTATTTTTATCCATTGTCCGATAAACTTTGTCGAATCCTTCATTTAACAAACGCATATAGAAAGCAAAGATCCGATCTGCTTTTGCATAAGAAAACCCTTTTTTAGTTTCAGTAAAAAAAGAATTTTTTAATTTTTCATGAACTTTATCTTCATTTTGCATATTAACGCCCTCACCTTTCAGCGCCTCTAACATTGGTTGGAACGAGGCATTCCATAATTCTTCAATTAAACACTCGCCCTTTAGGCGCATTTTTTTTTGTAATCGAACCCAGTCACTTAATAAAACGGGGTATCCATTACGTTTAAACCAATCCTTTTTTAAACGAGATTCAAAACGAATAAGGCCATAAGCAAAATTTAATAATCTTTCATCTTTTAAAACTGATAATCGTTTTTGCATATCTTGGTTGGCTGGATTTTTTTTAAGCTGAAAATCTAATTTAGAGATCTCGTTTTGTACTTCTGAATACTTTAAATAAACTTTTAAAATTTTCTTTTTAGAGTTACGAGGTGTTAAATACGTTGTTGTTTCATAATCATCAGAATAAACAGATCGTCGCATTTGACCGTTTGAAACACTTTTTAAAAATTTAATAAAAGATAATTGATGTGACGCTTCTTTTAAACGTGCGGAATAAGTTACGTCTATTAAATCTAATGTTGTTTGAGACCAGTTAATCGCATCAACTAAATCAGGGAAAGCCATTTGTAATGTTCTCAACATATGAAACGCACCACTTTCAATATCCGTTGAACCAAAAACATTGTGACCTTGCATAACTTTTGCAGGACTAGCTTTAATTTCTAAACGAGGTAAACCTAAACGATTTGAATCCCAAATTTTTAAAGCGATACCTGAATAAGAACTAGGTAATGATTCCCAAGGACATTGAAGATCGTGAATTTCTGATTGATAAGATAACTCCCCTTCCTCATCAATACCTTCCTCAAAAGAAACAGAGCGAGCGGATAATTTAAAACCAAAAATCGACAGTAGTTGATGATTAAGAAAACGTTCACCAGATTTACAAACTGTTAAATACTCATCCTTAAAAAAGAGTGAAAATTTAAATTGGTCAATCATAAGGTTGCGCCCATGTATACAATTATACGGAAAATATAAATGTATCAGATAATATACTTGTATACAAGTGTATTGGTAAATTAGAGCTCAAGTATATTAAGATACGGGTATACACAGAAGGAAGTGATCATGAAAGACACAAATATGAGAATAAAAGCTGAGCGAAAATTAGAGCTTGAAAGAATAGCGATAGAAATATCTTTTAAGGCAGGTAAAAGCATCAGATATACAGATGTAATCAACTATTTAATTGATAATTTCAAAAAAGATGCGAAAGAAGAAATGATTAACGAAATATTAAATGAAAACAAATAGAAACAAGAGGAGCATTTGTATAAAAGTATCAATTTGATACTAGGGAGCACTATTAAAGAGGTGCTCCCTCGACAGTTTTACCCATCGCGATTTATTTACTTAGTTGGTTAACTAGTTTGACTTTATTTTGTTTTGAAGGTCAAAAGCGGTTTATTCGGGGAATGGTTTTAATATTCAACGGGTGAACATTTAGGTACTGATTACAGCCCCGTTCTATTCAATCTAAATCAATGATATTGCGCTTGCGCGTCACTAGGCGTGAAGCCTTTTAAAACACCTAGCGGTGGGCACATTTTTATTATTTAAACTTATATTTGTAAAAAGAATTATTATTGAGTCATATTGAGTCATATTGAGGCACATTGAGGCACATTGAGTCATATATGAGCATATTGAGTCATATTGAGTCATATTGAGTCATATTGAGTCATATTGAGCTAAATTGAGCTTTTGACAGTCAAGCTGTCAATGAGCCGCATAATGTCTACTTATGTTAAATATTTCGCTCGCGAGTAAGATTTTACTCGCTGCATATCGCGTCTTGGATAACCTCATAGTCTCTATTTTATTCGGATAATCCAAGACTAAACATAAGTGGTAATTATGCGAAGTTAGCTATTGGTATATTCAAGTTTTTTCAAATATAAACGCCTACTCATCAAGTAACTAAGCCATTATTGAATTATAGATGTCACTTAAAAAGAGTAAGTACATATCTGCGATAATTCTGTACACATTATTGAGCTATAGATGTCACTTAAAAAGAGTAAGTACATATCTGTGATAATTCTGTACACATTATTGAGCTATAGATGTCACTTAAAAAGAGTAAGTACACATCTGTGATAATTCTGTACACCTTTAAAAAAGTAATATTATGCGAAATTAGCTATTATTCTTTATTAGAGTCTTGTACTGATGGGTTATCCAATAAAACCTTCATTTTATTAACTGTTTCAGCCGCCGTAAAATTATCAAATATGTACTTCATTAATACAGGTTTTTCTGAACACCAAGAATCTAAATTTTCAACCGGTTCACCTAAACATTTAGAAAAATATTCAATAGTAATATTTAATTTATCGCATTCATCCTTTAATACAAACCAATGTTCATAAGAAAAGTTAGGGTCTAAGCGATATTCTTTAACCTTAGAATAAAAAAAATCACTAAAATTACGACTAGATTTATAGTGAACTTCTAAAACACGAGTACGCATACCAATTTTTTTAGCAAACTGAACGACTGTAAGATTTAATTTTTTACATTCTCGTTCTAAAACAAATCTTTTCGCTGGAGCACCCATTTAACACCTCATAAATTAATTTAAAAAAACAGCATATTATGATGTAGTTTATCATTCTGTTCGCTCAGGCTTCGCTCTCATCACAATAAACCTACATTAAATAATGATTAATATAACAAAAATTTCACCTAAGGTTATCGAAAATATTAGTATCAGAATTGGTAATAAAACCCTCACTTATTGAATCTAAAGACTGGTATTTTTTATGACTAAGTTCACCTAAAAAATCGTTGTTTTTTATAATAGTAGCCCTTAAAAAAATCATTAAATTAGTCTTTTTAACGGTCTCAATCTCAGAACGAAACAAAGCACCAATCCAAGGAATATCACCAAGTAAAGGGATTTTATCAATAGACTTAACCACATCATTAGAAATAAGACCGCCTAAAACGACAGTCTCACCAGAGCGAGATAAGACAGTCGTATTAATAGATCTCTTTGCAAAAATAACATCCACATCTGTAGAGCCTTGAACGCTAGACACTTCTTGATTAACTGTCATGCGAACAGTGTCGCCTTTATTAATATGAGGAGTAACATTAAGCTTAATACCAACCTCTTGGCGTTCAACATTATTCGAAGTACTTCCATCATCAGAAGTCGATGTCCCCATTATCACAGGAACTTCATCACCAACAATAAAACTAGCACTTTGATTATCTAAAGTTAATAAGCTTGGAGTAGATAATATATTAGACGAGCTATTTGTTTTTATAGCCTTAAAAATAAAAGCCCAATCAGTATTAATGAAGCCTAATAAACCTCCTGTAGCAGAAGATAAAAAATCCAATGATGAAGGTGTGTCATTGACATAAGTAGAGCCAACATTAGAGCTAGTCACCTCATTATTAGAAAATGAAGACCCCCCTGCACTTGTAGCAAATTGAGAACTAATCGAAAACCCATCTGTATCAGAAACCTCTACAATAATGGCCTCTACAAGCACTTGAGCGCGTCTAATATCTAACTTATTAACGATGTTAGATAAAGAACTCATAACAGCAGGACGGGCAGAAACAATAACACTATTAGTACCAGAGTCTGAATCAATAGAAACAGGACTTGAAGAATTAGCCGCAAACGTTTTTAAAACAGATTCAACCTGTTCAGCTAAAGCATACTGAAGATAAAAAATATTAGTGTTACCAGACAGATTAATAGCATTAACATCAAGAGAATGAATTAAATCAATCATCCTCAAACGTGCATTTTTTTCACCACTAATAATAATACTATTGGTTCTTTCGTCAGCAACAAACTTAGGGTAATAAGAGCTTGAATTGACATCAAAAGCTGAAAATTTAGAGCCAGAAGAAGCAGAATCAATATTATTTGAATTAAAAGCCGTAATGCCTGATGCATCAGAAGTTGAAGAAACATCAGAACTAACCTTACTAAGTAATGAAATAATATCTAAAGCATCAGAATTTTTTAATTTAATAAAATCAAAACCATTGCTAGTAGATAAATCAACCTCAGTAATAATATCGACAAGACTATTAATAATGGAAACACGGCCAGTAAGCATAATTAAATTAGATGGACCATAATTAACAACGCCACCGCCGCCGTTAGTATCAATTAAATTTTTTAATAAAGAAGATAAATCAGAAGAAGAAACATTTTTTAATGTTATCAATCTAGTAATTAATTGATCCTCTGCATAATCAGAACCATCCTTGTAAAAAGAAATACCATTCTTTAATGCATTACCAGAAGCCACGACCTTAATGATATTGTTATCCATATTGACAACAGAATAACCATAAACAGAAAGAACATTTAAGAAAAATTGAAAATACTGTTTAGGATTTAATTTTTGAGCACTCTTAACATTAACAGTACCTTGAACAGAAGGATCTAAAATAATGGTTTTTCTAAGGTTACCACCTACAACAGAAACAAAATCCTCAATATTCGCATTTTTAAAATCAGCACTATATTCAATAGAATAGGAAAAAGAAGAAGAAAAAAGAAAAATAAAAGGTAAAAGCTTAAAGTATGACAATGACATATAAAATCCTGTAATTGCAGATCTGCAATAATTTTAAAAGTTGCAGTTCTGCAACAATTTGAAAAGCTGTAATTCTGCAATAATTTGGAAAGTTGCAGATCTGCAACATTAAAAAGAACCCAAAGAAATAGTAGAAGAATTAGATTTAAAATGATGCTTTTGGACTGGTTCACATAAAACCAAATTAGAAGATGTTTTGTTTCTTATTTCTAAAATGCAATCAGTCGAATAAAAAACCTTATAACCAAACTTAGAAAGAAAATCAGACGTTACAGTGTAACTAATCCCTTTAGTATCAGTGACTTTGAAAATATATTTGCGAGTAAAGAAATCATCAGTTATATAAACAGTAGAAACAGCTGAGACATAAATAGAAGAAATTGAATAAGGTAATCCAATTAGAGAAATATCATTTTTAACGCCAGTCGTAAGCAAACCATTATTAAAAGAAAAAGGAAAATCTTTCCCAATATCTTTAATAACAACTTCATTAGCCTTTTGAACAACCGCCCTATTTTCTTCTTTATCAACCTTATTTTGTGATACTTCAACAGGTAAAGTCTTAATCGGTACAACCGAGTGACCACGCCCATCATAAGCATACCAATATATAAGAAACACAAAATAGGATAAAATAGTAATACCGCCAATTTTGACCCAAATTGTAATAGGACTATTAGCCACACCTGATTTAGTAGTTTGACCTGTCGCGGTTGATTTATATAATTTATGAACCTCAAGTGGTACTTTTCTAAAAGAGACTGCATCTGCTTTACCTGCTGTTAAACCGTTTCCCTTTGGATTATGTTCAATTAGCCTAGGTCTACGTTTGTAATATTTTAAAGGAATAGCATCTTTAGAAGCGAAGGAATAAGCGACTTCCGCAACACTACGAATAAAAGGATTTACTTCTTTAATATCAGGCGTAGCGAGAAGAATATCCCAGTTAAAATGCCTATGTCTCATAAAGCATTCTCTTAATGTTCGTGGATACCTTAAATACCCTCGTTCATCAAAAAGAGAATCCCCTAAGTCATCCATATAATCATCTTGATTGACATTACCTATAAGTAATTTTTGAACATCATGATAAATAATAGAAAATTCATCAGGTAATAAATCATTAAAAAACCCCTCACCTTTATAATCATAATCACTCGATTTAAAAGAACGATCATTAGGATAAACATCTTGGATTTCATCAATAAAAATCATTGCACCAATAGGTAACCATTGATAAAAATTTCTAAAAAGAAGCATTCCATTATCAGTTGCTATTGAAATACGCAAAACGCGAGCGGAACTAGGAAAAACTTCATTTAGTTCAACTTGCATTTCTTCTAAAGTACAACAACCTTGTAGATTGGTAACAACAACCCGACCTGCTCTTAAAGCAGGTAACATTTCAAACCAAACTGCAGAACTAGACTTATAAGAACCTGGCGCGCCATGATAAATTTTAGTAGCCATAAATAACCTATAACATCGAATAAACTAGACGAGTAATAGCCGCTTCAATTAACAATTGAATGGCTTCAAAAAACCTCAAGTTAAGTAAGGCTTGTCTAACATCATTGGGGAGTAAAGAAATATAGTCATTGAGGATGTTCGTTAAATTTAAATCAGATATCAAAGCTAAAGCTATTTTATAACTAACTTCTAACCCCTCTTTTAAAACCCACAATTTGGCGTACTGAATATAGTAAACAAGCCAATCAAAAAAGCTTAAAGTCTTATCAGGAAGTAAATTAAAAAAGAAATCAGAAGTTGAAGCCATGAAATTTAATGAACTAGAATAAAAATCACTAACGCCAGAAAAGAAACCAGTATCATTAACAGAATCCAACGTGTCAGCACTAACAAAACCGACAAATAGAAAAAAAGATAAAAAAGAAATTATTTTTAATATAATCAAAATTTAATACCACCTAAGACAATGAACAAAGCAGAAAGAGCTGCTAATGATAATAAAGCGGTACCTATTGAAGAGAATAAATCATTGAACCGACTTAAGGAGATGTCATAAGAACCAAGTTTACCTAAATCTAAGATCCTAGTTTCAAAACCACTCGCTGTTGTTTTAACTTCAAATTTAGATGTTAAATTAGATTTTAGCTCGTCAATTCTTTCATCTAGGGCTTCATTTAAGTCATCGATTTTAGCTTCATATTCACTAATAGAATCATCATTAAATAACTCGTTAAAAGTTTCTGACTTAGCGACTATCCCGTAAGCGCCCTCAATTAAATCACCAGTATCAGTACCGTCACCAATATCAGTACCGTCACCAATATCAGTACCGTCACCAGTATCAGTACCGTCACCAGTATCAGTACCGTCACCAGTATCAGTACCGTCACCAGTATCAGTACCGTCACCAGTATCAGTACCGTCACCAGTATCAGTACCGTCACCAGTCATCGGTATCAGTACCATCACCAGTATTATCAATGACAGGACAAGAACCCGTATAAGTCATTAATGAGAAATCATATTCCAAACTGAAATCGTCATACTCAGATGTATAATCATTACAATAAGCTTTAATATCGGAGTAACACATACCAGCCGCTAAAGATTCAGCAGAACAAACAAAACCACTGGTATTATCATCGGGTGTTTCATCAATAGGGTCAGGCTCTAGCCAAGTTCCACCACTTGAACCAATTGCATAACCAGAAAGATAACTGCCGTTACCATCAGAGCAGTAAGATTTCCAAGTGTTTGTTGATGATGTATAAGAAAAACTACTAACAGAATAAGGGCAAAGGTTAAAAGCTTCTGTGAAACAAGAACTAAAAGAATCACAAGTATCTATATCAGTACCGTCACCAGTATCAGTACCATCACCAGTATCAGTACCATCACCAGTATCAGTACCATCACCAGTATTATCATCAACAACACGATCACAAATAGTTAAATCTAACTCTGAAAGTAAAAAAGAATCTTCATCAGTACAGTAAGTTGGTAAACCAGTATCAGGGTCAACATCAAACTTCTGATACATACAATAAACACCATTGTAATTATTGGTATCTGCATATTCAGAATAATAAGGGTCAGAAATATCACTAGATAATAAGGCTAATTGCAAAAGAACAAAATTAATATCATCAGGATGATTATTAGGGCAAGTCGAACCAGATTCAGAAACAGATGTGTAATCAGCAATAGAAGAATAAAAAATTGCTTTGTATTCATCATCAATGCACTCATAAGATTCATTATCAGAATCATAAGTACAATTATCAGTTGTAGACACAACTTTAGAAGTTGTCGAAACGAAAGAAGAAGACCCCTCATAGCGAATAAAAGAACAAGAAAGACTATAAGCTGTAGGGAAAGAAAAAGAAGTAACCTCTCCAATTATGCCGAGGTCAGAACAAATAGCTTCGCAAGTTTCATCATCATTACAAGAGCTATCATCAGAAAAAACAATATCAGCATTTGAAGTTGGAGAAATAAACATAAATGGAAAAAAAACAAAGGCTAAAAACAGCCTATTTAAAATAGTCATAATTAACCTTCAGCAAGAGATAAATTTTTAAAGGACTTCTAAGAAGCCCTTATGCCGCTTGTAAACCCTGCGAAAGCAATGGAATAAAAACTAACGGCTAAAAATATGGTTAAAACCATTACTTGTTGAACCAACCAAGCATACGACCAACAGAGAAGCCAACAATTGCTACAGCAACAACAGCTAAAATAACAGCCGTGATATTAGCGATTCCATCAGTTTTAGCCGCATCAATTTCAGCAGTGTAATCAA